GAGATGGACTTTTACTTTTTGACCTTATGGAAAAGGAAGTATGGAATAAAGCTTCAAAAGATTCTTTAGGAATTGAAAAATACTATGATGAGCACAAATCAGAATATCAATGGAAAGATCGTGTAGAGGTTGTGATGGCTTCTTCAGCCGATGAATCCCAAAGGAACCCAAAAGCTCCACCCAGTGTTGCCGGTAAACCGACAATGTAAGCAATGTTGTCTTTAATTTTGTCGATCAAAGACGTTGCTTGTTCTATTTTATTCTGAGTTGGGGCTTTTTCAGGCGCACAACGACAGGGAATGATCTCATTCAGCTTATTCTGAATGTTAATTAACGCTTCTGTAAGCTCTTTACTGTCCATTGTGACTCCATCAGGTCACACAGGACACTACTTTTTAGATAAAATTTATAGCTCGGTTAGTCTTCCGGTAGTTCCGCATTGTTCGGACTAGCCTTTAAGAGCGAAGCCGAAGCGTCACCAATCGGAAGAATGCTACAAGCATAGCTCTTTACGATTGACAATGCCGCAGGTAACGCACCAATAGCCAAAGTTTTTACTCCAGAAATAGAAATTTCTGTTAAACCACTAGCCATATAAAGACCGACTACCGTTTGGGCATACGTGGACAAGGCTCTCTCAGCCACATCCCGAATTTGCCCCCAGTCTAATTTAAGATTTCCTAACATCAGGAGCCTTTCTTAGCAGGAGCTTTTTTAGCGGCTGGTTTCTTAGCCGGAGCTTTCTTAGCCGCAGGTTTAGCATCAGCTTTTTCTTCAGCTTCAGCTTTAGGTTCTGCTTTCTTCTTAGCGCCACCCTCTAAAGCCGCCCAAGTCGCAGGGCCAACATTACCATCAGGAGTGAGATTGTTTTCGTTCTGAAACTCAACCACACAACGCTGAGTGCCAATACCAAAACGCCCATCAATACCAACGCTATGTCCTTTAGCAACCAACATTTCCTGAAGTGAACGCACCTCAGTTACATTTGAATTATTTGTGACACTTAGCCACGCATGATCAGTCATATCTATCTTCCTCTTTCTTTGAAAGAAACATCAAAAGTCTTAATGTCAACAATACCATTTACAGGCAGGCGGTGGTTCTTTTGAAGTTGTTTAACCGCTGTTGCTGTTTTACTACCAAAAATACCGTCAGCTACACCGCACCTGATTCCCTGATTCCCCATGCAAGTCTGAATAGTTTTAACAGCGTCACCTTTTGAGCCTTTAGTCAACGGAGTTTTCCTAACCTGTTGACGTTGCTTCTTGATCGCCGCCGCTATCGCCGCCCAATCAATCTTAGGTTCAGGAGCATTAGGGGCTTCAGTGGATTCGCCTTTCAAAGCAGGAGCTTCAAACCAGTCAACTGCTTTACGAGGCTGGTGATGCCACCACTCAGAAGCCACGGTTGGCTGAACACCATACATTGTGGCTATTCGGTTTATCTCCGGTTTACTAATCGACTTATCCATTTGAGCGAGATCAACTGCATAACACCAACCGTCAAGCTGTTGCATGTGCCAGCTTCCTCGCCATACTCCTAAACCATCTAAAGCTTTCTCGCCGAAACGCCTATCAGGATTAGCCGCAAGAATCGTACTACGACCAGACTTGTAACGATCATAGTAATACTTCTGATCGGCGTAGCTTCTACAACCAGATGAAACAGCTACCTTGCCTTTAATTTGCGGATCTTGAAAAAAAGCTTCAAGCCTTGTCACGAATCGTGGGTGTAGCAAATCCAGTTGGACTGTGCTTTTAGTCGTAGGTATATTCACTTCAACAGCATACCAAACTATCTGTTAGGTGTCTTTTCTATCCATCTTTCAATCTCGTCAACAGTTATTCCTATAGCGTCAAAGTTTAGTTCAACTGCCCTTACAGGCCATAAAGAAATAACGTCTTGACTATAGTTCCCTACCATGTAGCCGTCACCTTGAGCGATTGTTCTTAACTCTTGCAATAATGTCAGAGGCAAAGTTGACATCGTTTCTTCAGCTACACCTTTTGCGTATTCCCAAAAGTCTGTTTCATGCTCCGAACCTCTCAGGTAGTGCATGTTGATGATCGCTTCTGTTTCAATAAGCAAATCCTGATAGAAATGTTTGAACAGCACAGCTTCCATCACATTCTCGCCTTGACTACGCCTGTACCAATGGTCGAAAGCGTAACGGTTAATCCTGTCTGCACAACCCAAAGAAGTAGCTTCTAACGGCTCGAAGAAATGTGAGGCGTTGCCGTTGCGGATAATCCTGCCACCCTCCTGAAACCCTGTGTGATAGCTAGGTATTGACATCGCACGATAGTTAGGCTCACCGCCAACTATCTGCAACATTTCCTCTACAACTTCTTCCTCAGAAACGAACTGGTCGTTGTAAAGATAACCGTAAGAAGTTCGATGCTGTAAAGGTATCCCGAACATCCAACCGTGTTTCATTGCTTTAGCTAGAGTCGTTCTGAAATCTTGTGGTTCTCTTTCTAAAACTATCGCCGAGTTGATAGGCGCTTCTATCTCAGTTCTGTCATCTTCGTAAGCCCATCCTCGGCAGTCCATAACGTAATCGCCGTCAACCTGCTCAATGTCGTCAATGTGTTCCTCTTTGAAAACAACCTCGCCTTTTAACCTGTTTTCAATCCACGCTTTCATGTGTGAAGCGTCAAAGTGTAAACCGAAAACGCCTATCGGGAAACTGTGAAAGAAACTGTTAGAGTACCAATCCTCATACCTGATGCCGTGTTTTTGCGTACCGCCAACGTCATCAAAATCATCGTAATCGAAATCTAAATGCTCCCCTAAAGCTACAGGAAGCAAAACAGTAGAGCCTTCACCCACATTCACAGGCGGTATCTCAGGATCACCTATAATTTCAATTTCCCAATCTGACCACTTGTTGAAATGAGCCGCTGACAGTAAACCTGCCATACCCCTGCCTGCTACTGTTAATTTCATTGCTCCTCCAGAAAACTATGGAAACCGTTTAACACATATCTTGTTTCAGGTGACGGCACACTCCGATGAGTGTAACCCCACCATGCAGGAAAAATTATTGAGCGACCAGCTACAGGATTTATTTTAAGCTCCTGATGTTTAAACTCGGTATTACCGCCTTCTTCCAGCGTGTTCAAATAAACAAGCGTTGTTAAATGCCTTGCTACTAGATGCGGATAACCAGCGTCAGAATGATAAGCATGGTAAGCCTGATTCGGTTCATACCGAAGAATCGAATATCCTTCTTTCAAACCAAACACAGGAACATCTGATGCCGCAGGTATCGCTTCTAAATAATGAGCCATGCACTCTTGCATAAATGCGAGCATCGGTTCGTGTTCAACTGGTGGCATGTCCGCAGAAAAATCGACAACTGACGAGTCACGATTAACTGGACTTAACCCTCCAACTGTTTTTGAAGGCGACCACCTGATTGAGTGTTCAGTTGAATCTATTATTTTTTGACAAACTCCAACGTCTTTCATCTCATACTGGCAGATAAAAGGATCTATCCACTTGGGGCTTCTAAATAAAGTAGTCATCAGTGATGCTCCAAAGCGAAATAAGTGGCGTTCAAAACTATGCGTTGCTCATTCAATCCGCTCGGCGAGTACGCAGTATGATTCAACGAACCGTCAAACGTAACAATTTTATCTTCCGCTGGTTCAGAGTAATGCTCAACACCATCTTTTGTTTGAACAATAGTTGCACCATCAGTAAATGAAGTCAGGTAAATAAGCATTATCTTGTGTGGGAAGCTCACATCATCAACTGTGTCGTGGTCAACGTGTAAGGGTCCTCGCCTGCCTTCGCCCTGATATAAAACAAGGTTGCTGTTCATTCTGTAAATACATAAAAGTTTCAGGCCATTAGCAACACAAATTTCATCGACTACACGACTAGCCAAATCAGCGTAATCAGATTCGATTCTAGGGAAAAAGTGTTTTATATGAAGATTAGGACGGGCTAGGTACGTGTGTGAGAAGAAAGCGTAATCATCTTCGTTTGATTCAACTACTCTACCTTCAACTATGTGTCGTTTATTGCCACAGGTAGACGGATAGTTAGTCCAATAGAAATAGTTGCTTGTAACAACCTCTTTGAGATTTCTGTACGTTTGTGTATTTGGATTTTTTAATTCTTTAATTACTTCGGACACTATGGTCACTCCTTGAAGTTAAATTATCTTGTGTTAGTTAATCCTGAACGTGGGTAACCTGCGTTTCTTTCAGCGGCGCTTCTTTCAACTTCTGCTCTTGTTTCCAGCAAAGCCGCTTTATCCTCAGCACTAGCTTCGTCTGCGTCAGCAGGATCTTTGCCTTCTTTAACGTAATCATCATCAACTAGCCCTGCGGATTTTTTCGCATCGTAAGCGTCTTGACCAGCTTTAGCCACGATAGGAGATTTAGGATAATTGAAAGTGGAACGCTTCTCGAAACTGGTTAAACAATTACGCAACTCTGTTCGGTACGCTTTCCATTCATCAACTGTGCCTGTCGGCAACGGATAATCGGTGACTGATACCGCCGCATCGGTTTCTTTTAATATGTCGTCACGGAAACCTCTGACTTCCGTAATGTTCTTATCTCTTTCTTCAGCCGCTTTGGTTCGTGCGTCTGCTTCTTTTTTAGTGAGTTCTATAGACTCACCGTTTACTAATTTGAATAATCCAGTTCCCATTTATGATGCCTCCAAGCCATACATACTTATTACCGATTTTACATTAAAATCACCGTTCGTTAATGCGAACTTTACTTGAGTGATAGCGGCGTTAACAAAGAAGTTGCCTGCCCCGAAACCTCTACCCCAATAATCGCCTGTGTTGTCACCAACGCAGTAAGACTGCCATAAGGAAGGCGACCACAGTTTTGAGGCGCTTTGCGTGTAGTTGCCAATCCAATAATCAAAATCACCGAAACACGGTGAAGTTTGCGTACCTCCACCTGTCTCAGTATTAGGATCATCCCATTGACACATAAAGTAACTGTTGTCGCCACCTATGTGAGCTAACCCGCCTTCGTTGTTGCCTGAAGTGCCGTAACCACTATTGTGTCCTATTGATGAAGTATCTTGATATTGAAACCATCCTGTAGTCGTGTAACCGTTATATGCAACTTCTATCGTGTCATACGCATACTGTGTTCCTCTGCGTTCAGTTGACGAAGTGTGACCTTTGAAATACAAATGCTGGTAGCTTTGCGAAATGCTACTAAAAGTAATAGAAGCCGCCGCCGAGCCTGTAACTGTTTGAGTCGCTAGATGAGTGAAAGCCATTACGAGTCTTTCCAACCGTACAAAGTGAGTTCGCTGTTATTTGTAAGACCTGCGCCAACCCAGTTGATAGTGATTTTAGTGATAGCGGCGGCGATAGCTCCATCCATCGACTCGCAACCATACTTATCTCCCGGATACATATAACCCGAATACTGATTGCTGACACCACGATAGCCGTGCGACTGAAAACTACAGTTGTGAACAGTCGCTTCAGAATAGTCGTTGATATACATTCGCCATCCTGCCGCTGAAGCCGCTCCAACCACTCCTGATGCACACCAGTTTTCTTGAAGGTTGAAATCGTCATTGGCGACAGCTGTAATAGAAGAACTGTTGTAACCGTTCCAAACATCAACAGTCCAAGTCGAAGAAGTGTTTGAGTTGAACTGAACAGTAAAACCGTAATCTGCTTTATCCGCAGTTATACCATAGCCTTCAGTAGTTTGCCCTATGATTTCTAAATGTCTGTAATCCTGAGAGATGTTGTCAAATATGATCGTAGCAGTTGCGTAAGTCGGACGGACTGTTTCTAGTGGGACAACGGCACCCATTATCTGTCAATTCCTGTCATGTTAGGAAACACGCCGTACAGATCCCATCGTGAAGGCGCTATCCAATTCTCACCATCAGAAATATACAAGTCTATTTCAGTAATCGGTTCCACTCCTTTAGTCTTTCCGTAAGCTGTACCGCTAACAGTAGTGTTCCCATAATTGTAACCCGGACCCGGAACGTGATTTAAGTTAGAGGCGCTGTACGTATCTTCGTTTTGCATCCCCCAAACCATTGTGTTCCAACCACGAACAGGTCCGTCTATGTAATTGCTTGGTGTTGCGCTACCGCTGTCGTCAGTCCATCCTCCGTAATGGGTATACATGACTTTCGACTGAGTGGAGTTATGATTGTAAAACCAAATCCAAGCCATCTGAGGAGCTTGCAAAGTGTCGCCTTGAACTTCGGACACCGCACCGCTGTAATCCCCTAGAGTACCTATCGTACTACCCGGATCGTAAGAATCTCCAAATGAAGTATTAAATTGACTGGTGTCTCTAGTTCCGTGACCAATGTTGCGCCAATTAGATTGCGATTGCCAGCTTCCGCTGAAATCTGTTTTAGAACTCTGATCGTTGTTTAACTCTATGCAAATTTCGTTTCCACCCGCAGAGTAAGCAGTAGCCGAGTCAACCATGTAAACACCAACCATGAAAAGATGCTTGTAGAAACTCCAGTTGCCGTCATCAGCCGTGTCGTTTGTTTGAAAAACAATGTTTGTTGTAGTGCTTCCCGAAACTGTATTGCTTGCTAAGTATTTGTAAGCGTCAGGTTGTGTGATGACTCCTGCTGAGTTCATCCATGTTGGTTCAGCCATCGTTAAACTCTACCCTCTCGGATAGGCAATAATGACGATACCCGAACCGCCGCCTTGTGGTCTGTTGTAATTACTTCCAGTATTCGCATGACTGCCACCTGCTCCACCGCCTGTATTATTCATACCTCTACAAGATGTGTTTTGAGTTCCCCCATCGCCAATACCATTTGACGGCGCACCCTTTCCACCACCGTAGTAACTGAACCCTGCCCATTGTGAACAGCCATACCCTGCGCTACCGCCGCCACCACCGCCGACTCTCATGTTATTAGGATAACCGCACCAATTTATAGTCGTTCCGTTTCCTCCTTGACCACCACCTCCTGCGCCTTGACCTCCTGCGCCTGAGACACCACCGCCACCGCCACCACCGCCTGAACACGGAGCGTACCAACCAGAATACGAGATACTGTTTCCTCCAGCAGTTCCCTCAGCAGGAGAGTAACCGCCTTTGTTTCCTGAACCGCCTGTTGCTGTTCCACCACCAGCACCGCCACCGTTTCCGCCTTCACCGTAAGCGTCATTATTGTTACCACCGCTGTAAGAATTAGGCGCACCACCTGAAGCTGTTAAACCTAAAGCAGAACTATCCGCTCCCCTAGCGTAAGGGTTGCTGTCGCCTGCCATCCAAGGTCCGCTACCGTTTGCTGTGTTGTGAAGGTTAGGTCGTGTGCCACCTGCGCCGACCACGATTGGGTAAACACCATCGCTTGATGGTCCACCCGAAGCGGTCATGTTGACAACTGGCAAACTAGCTGTACCGCCTGTAGTAGATGTCTGAACCAAACTTGCCCGAACACCGCCTCCTCCTGCACCTGCCGCACCTGAACTGTAAGTTGCTGTCGCTCCACCACCAGCGACAATCCAATAATGAACATCTGTGTCACCGCTCATCACGAACATCTTGCCAGTACCATTAAAAACATGCGCTCGCATCGGTCCCGTGACAGGAGAAATAGAAGAAACAAAATCTATTATGTCACCACCGAAGGCTTTGAAACCTCCTGCTCCTGAACCTGCCGCACCTAATAGTGTTGCTTTCTGCGCTCCTAAAGGCATTACTTCATATCCTGACCTGCTACGAAACCGTACCAAGTAGTCCCAGCGTTAACAGTCACAAAAGTTATGATGTCTACAGCCGCCGCAGTTGTAGTCAAAGTTGGTGCTGTTCCTCCTGCCCAATCGACAGCACCCGGCCAAGTAACTGCTCTTGAGCCTGTACCATCCTGAGTGAGTATCAACGTAAAAGAAGTGCAATCGTCTGAAGCTATTGGATTAGAGAATGTAAACGTAGTAGTCGCAACACTTAACGTGGCAGTAACCACGTTTCCATCTTCTAAGTCAATAGCCTGCGAAGCTGAAGTAGCCCCGATAGCGTTAGTTGTTTCCGAGTAGTCTTTCATCATTGCTTTAGAAACAGTCGCATCACCGAAACCTGTGGTCGATAATGCTGTAGTTCCTGTAACAGTTAAACCGTCTGTGATTGAAACATTGCCGTCAGCAATATCCAAAGCAGTTGAAGAATCTGTGCCTGTTATTATCAGCTTCTTAGCACTTGAATCCCAAGTGAAATTATCCCCGGCTGTGTCAGAGTAGAACACTACATCCTCGCCTGCTCCGTCAGAGCCGACTGTTAAAGTTCCGTCAGCGATAACCACATTGCCGTCAGTAATGTCTAAAACTGTTGCACCGTTTGTGCCTTCCATGATGAGTTTTTCTTCCGAAGAATCCCACATCACGTAATCGCCAGCAGTCGCCGAGTGCCATGTCATATCCACACCTGCGCCATCAGCGCCGACATCAACAGCGGCATCAATAGCAAGATTCACCGTAACAGAACCGCTTGTACCACCACCTGAGATGTTTGTTCCTGCTGTCACACCAGTAATATCACCAGTAGTCGGAGCCGCCCAAGCTAAACCTGAAGCAGTTGAACTATCAGCAGTTAAAACGTAAGTGTTCGTGCCTGCTGACAACTTAGTAGCTGTATCTGAACCAGTCCCAACGATTAGATCACCTTTAGCGTCAACATCAACGGTCAACGTAACAGTTCCGCTCGTTCCTCCACCAGCTAAACCAGATCCTGCTGTCACACCAGTCACATCGCCAGCTAAGTCAACTACTGTCCATGATGAACCGTCATAATAAGTCAAAGAGTCAGAGTCCTTTAGGAACGCAAACATTCCCTCAGCTTTCGCACTTGACAGCGCTGTGTCTCTCGCCGTACTTGACGCAAAAACCATAATAGTTTGTTCAATTCCATACGTATTGAGGTCACTAGCCGTCAGCACATCACCTGTGCTAAAACTCTTATATCCTGCTCCTGCCATTTTATTACTCCTTAATAACTCAAGGCATTCGTATTTAATTTACCACTTGTGGCAGAATTAAGTATGAAGCCATCCAATATCTTCTCCGCTGTTTGAAAAGTCGTTACCCAACTATCAGGTCGTATCGTGTGTTCAATTCCCTGCACTGAAAGGGTACGAGAAACAGTACCCCCACCGGGTTGGGTTCTAGTTACTTTAATCGGATCCATAATCTTAGTGTTCAAAGCCGCTGTCACCCTGTTTGAAACATCACCATAAGCGTCAAGACTGATACTGCCAATTCTTAAAGAAGGATCTTTACGATTATTAAGAATAGCTTTAGCTTGATTTAAAGCATCAGCATCCGAATCCATTATCAATCCTGAACGAGTGTAGTTTCTTTGAAAGTACTTACTGATAGAAGTAGCATCAGAAACGCTTTGTGCTGAACCACCTGTTCGTTGAACAGAAACATTATTAGCGAGAATCGTGTCATCAATATCAAAATCAACCGACTGGTACTGAATGTTCGAGCCGGTATCATCAAACACGGTTGGACTCTCAGCATGTTTCTTAACGATGTCGTTACGATCCATGAATTTTAGAACACCATTTGTTTCACAATAAAAAGCCCCAAGCTCAGTTTGATTAACTGCTTGACAAGCCGTAAGAACATCTCTTTCTGTGCCTGCGTCAGCGTTGCAAGTCGTTTGACCTGTCCCAGTAGAAAAATCACGTAAACTGGTCGGCCAACTAATCATGTCAAGAATCTTTCCCATTCTCGTAGAAGTAGTCTGTCCTGCGCTACCGCCTGTAACAGTAGATATTGAAGAAAGATTTAACAAACGAAAAGAATCAACAGCTTTAATAGTCATAAAAGCGGCGTTCTCGCCGGGTTGGTATGTGTAATCCCATTCATCAATGAACCCTGAATACAAAGTGTAAGTTGTAGCTCCATAAACTGCTGAGACTTGCAACTGTCTCATTGGTAAAATCTCGTCAGCGTAAGTACCGTTATCAGGATCAAACAAACCACTTGTATCTGTCAAAGAGACAGTACAACTACCTGCATCAAAACGATCCAAAATACGATTACGCCCACGCCTGATAGCAACCTGATTAACAACACTCGTAATATCTACAGGTGTTGAAGCCGCATCAGACAAAACACCAGTTCCCAAAGGAGAACCAGAATCACCTAAAACAAGATTTGGCCCGAAAGATGGGCTTGTTTGAAAACGAATAGTCACTTTAAGAGTTGCGGCGGCAGGCATATCTAACTCGAATAATCCACAGATGCGCCTATATTGGTGAACTGATCACCAGATGACACAATCTTTTGTTGAAGTCCACGATTTATAGTATTTAAAAGATCATTTTCACTAACAACTGATCCTTCAACGTTTATGCTCACTGTAACAGGAGAGGTTCCACCAAAGCTTCTTCCACCTCCACCTTGCAATCTCTCTACAGCGTGATATGCGTTTGTCATTTCTTTCATCTCTTCAGGATCGAGTGTCGCTAAGTGCCTAAGCCAATCACCTCCACCAGCCGCTACTGCCTCTGCTAAAAGATCAGCGTCAGAAGGAGCGCTAGGAACGCTAGGTGCGCCTGACGGAATTGTTATCGTAGGATCACCACTCGGATTGGCGGTAATATCTATACCTGATCCTCCTGCATCTGGTGTAATAAAGCCGTCTTTAAGTAAATCTTTCAACTCGCGGAACTCGCCGGTTACAGCGTGAATCAAATCTTTAATCTTTGTAAAGATTGATTCTTCTTCTTCGGCTAAACGATTAACTTCTTTCATTACTTCAGCGAGTTGTAGTTGAGCAAAATAAAGTTTTTCGTCAGCATCTTTTTTAGCTTGCGTAGCGCCAACTAAAGCAGAATCTAAAATGATCCGTTGTGCCGCTAACTCAGCGTTCTTTTCTTCAACCGCTGTTTTATCCTCTACAAGCCCTGCGATCTGCTCATCAAGCTTGGCTTTCTCTTCGCCAACCTTAATAGCCATCAACTCTTCTTCGCTTTGAATCTTTGTAGCTAAACGTAAATCTTCAGTAGCTATCTTCAATTCAAGTTGAGTCTTAGCTTTAGCTTCCTCAATCTTGCGACCTTCTTCTTGAAGTTTCGATAACGCTTCTTGAGCGTCAGCTAACTCGTTTTCAGCTTTTCTTAAACCATCAAAGCTTTGACCTAAACCATCCGTAACTCGGTTTAACCGATCTTCTGCTTGTAAAACATCAAGAATAGTAGCTTCACCATCTTCAAAAGCTTGTTCAGTTTCACGTAACTGTGTTTCAAGACGCACTAATTGTTGCGCCTCTTCAATACCCACATCAGAGCCTTTAGCGTATTCTTCAGTGATTAAATCTAAATCAATGAGAGCCTGTTCAGCATCATTAACTTCAGCAATCACACCTTCGATAACTTTAATTTCTGCTTTCTTTTCAGCTATTAAAGCGTTCGCTCCCGCCGTGTCAGGCGGTTCCGCTGTTGCTTCTGCCTGCAACTTGGCTATTTTCTCTTCAAGATTCATTACAGCAAGACGCTGTTTATCCCATTCGTGAGTTACAGCACTAACAAACTCTGCGCTTTTGAAAGACTCATTGTTGCTTTGTGTTTGAAGTTCAAGAATACGAGCGTTAATTGTTTCTATCTCAGCAAGGTTTACAAGCTGTTGAGCCGCATTGTCTTCTATGTCTAGTTGAATATCAGCTATCTCTTGTTCGGCTTGTTTCTGATCCTTCAGGGCGCTTTTCACATTGTTCTGAGCGGACTCCATAGCTTTCACCATTTTGGTGGCTTCTCTGCGTATCCGGTTCTGCTCATCTAAAAGAACTTTTTGTTCAGCTAAACTATCTTTAAGATTTTCTTCAGCCGTAATCCTGTCATCAGCTTCTTTGTTCATTTTGATTGTCATATCCATCAACTTCTCGGTGTTATCGAAAATTCCGCTTTTCACACCTCCACCTAATGTCATTGACGCATTAGCCGCATCTAAGAACGACTTTGTAGCAGAATCTAAACCAGCGGCAGGATCGCTTAATATCTCTGACAGGGTAGAAGCTTCTGTGCTGTAATTTTTTAAAGCAGTAGCACCAACAACGAGGCTATCTGTGCTGTCATCAACAGCACCGCTAAATTCGCTTACACCAAAACGTGCATTCTGAAACTCTTCTGCGACACGTTCTGCTTCTGCCGCCGCTTTCGCCGCCGCTTCAGCTTCTTTAATCTGGGCTTGTTCAGCTTCTGCAATAGCATCAATAGCCAATGTGACAGCTTCGGTGTATTCCCCTTTCTTTTCTAAAGCTTCGATTTCCTGAATGGTTGCCTCATCCAAAGCAGTAACGTAATTGATAATGTTCTTTTCGTTTTCCAACCACTTCTTAGCAAGCTTGTCGTTCTCTTTGATCATGTCATCGTGAGCGTCAGCGGTTTCGTCTATCGCATCCAACATCTTTTTAAGAGTGCTTATTTCCAACTCACCAGCATCTACCGCTTCAACAATCGCATCAGCGTTATCACCGAACAAAGCAGAATTTTCTCTTACCAGATTTTGTTGCATCTCAAGAGTAAAAGCAGAATTGGTTAAAGCATCTTGAAGATTCTCATATTCATCAGAACCTTTTCTTATCGCTTCTTGATGATGCTCTAAATCGGTTATGTATTTAGTAAACGCAGGTCGAACATCCTGATCAATAACATTCGCAAGCAACGCCTGTGAACCATTAAACTTCTCAAAACCGTCTTCAGTTGTTTCCTTCGTTGCCTCCGCTAAAGCTTCTAAACGCTCTGTAAGACCTTCAACTGTCCCAGCAAACAAAGCTGATTCATCGCCAGAAGCCGCAAGTTCAGCACGAAGAGTTTCCATGCGTTCTTGTGCTTCTTTACCACGATCTCGCCATTTCTTGAAACCAATAGCTAAACCAACACCAGCCAAAGCAATCGCCGCTCCGTGAGGAGTTTTCAACGCTGGCCCTAACTTACCTAAAGTCTTCAACAGTCCAGAACCGCCAACTTTACCGCCGCCTGTGAGAACTCCTGTTACGCCTTTGCCCATTTTTGACAATGCGCCTAAACCGCGAGACATGCTACCAATAGCCATAAGCGCTGGCCCTGCGGCAACCGCAAACCCAGCAAAACTAGCTACTACTTTCTTCATTGTTGGTGAAAGATTCTCGAACCTGTCGGAAAGATCGCCAACAAACTTCGCTAACTTCTGAATCAACGGAACAACCACTGGAATCAGCTTGTCTCCAAGCTCAATCATTACGACTTTGAAATCAGTCATTGCCTGTTTCATCTTAAAGCCGGAAGTTTCCTGCACCGCCTCCATGCCTCTGTCAAGCGTTCCAGCGGCTCTTGTCATCTCATCCATGACACCAGCGGCTTCACCAGCGGCTTGTCCTGTTAACTGCAAAGCACCGGCTAACGCTTCAGAATCCTCAAACACTTTAGACATTTCTGCACCGTTAGCTTCCAACGTTGCGCGCATGTGCATAAGAGCGCCCAGTAAATCTTGATCTGCTGATTCTCGGATATCTTCAATACTTAAACCGACATCTGAAAGAGTCTCGCGAGCCATCTGAGATGGCTTGATGAGAGTACGAAGAATACCTCGTAAAGAACTGGTTGATTGCGAAGCATTACCTGACGCTCTAGTCAGGAAAGCCAAACCGCCACCAACTTGCCCAAACTCGATCCCCAACTCTGCCGCCATAGGAATAAGACGACCAAACTGGGGAGCCAAATCTTCAGCAGATGCTTTACCTTGTTCAACTGTTTTAGCGAGAATATCAGTTGCTTGAGCGGCGTTAATGTTCGCTGAACCGTAACCGTTGATAGCGTTCGTTACCGCATCAGCGACTACCTCAGCGTCACCCATGCCAACTGCGGCGGCTTTAGCTGAAGCTTCCAACGCCTCAACTGCTGTAGCTCCTCGTAAACCAGCCGAAGTAATAAAGAACATCGCATCAGCTAGTTCTTTTGGTGCTTGTGCTGTTTCTCCAGATAAACGAAGAACGTCTTTTTCAAAGCCCTGAACAGTATCAGCAGACAAACCAACCATGCTTTGAATCTTCGTCATTGAAGTTTCAAAATCTGAAGCGGCTTTAATCGCTCCAGCGGCGGCTCCAGCCATAGGCAAAGTCACCGCCATAGTAAGCTTGCGACCAGTCTTAGTCGCTTTCTTACCGAAGTCTGTTAATTTACTTTCAGCTTCTTTGACACCCTGAGAAAATTCTTTAGCGTCTAAACGCAGGGAGGCTACAAGCTCAGCTACTTTAGTTGACATCTATCACCGGTTTCTTACATTCGTTCGTGAACTAGCTACACGGTTACTGTGAGCGGCTTCTTCAGCTTCTATCTTGAACAACGCCGCCCATTCAGTCATCTCAGCACTACTCATACGATCTAGGAGTTCGGATACAGTCATGCCAAGTTCTCTCGCTAACCTGAAGTAGAATCTTCGCTCTGGGTTTCTCCATCCTTGTCGGTTGGGGAAACCAAGGAGACTTTTCCCGCTTCATCAATGGCATCTCCAGTTAATCCAGAGACAGCCATGCACTGTTCAGCTAATTGATTTATTACAAGAGCGTTACGCTCAAATAACCATTCTTTATCGCCGTCTTCAAAAACAGGTTCACCATTCTCAGGATCGAAACAAGTTTTAGAGATAACGTGCCACCACATGCCTTCAATACGGTCAGGATCAGCGTTAAAACCAACCGAGCCGTCATCGTTAGATATTTCCGCAAAGAAACGTGCGCGTGATCTAGCCGTAATAGAACGGATTTCTACTGTTACATCCCATTCAGGGATTTCATACAAGGTAACGCTACTGTCATCGACAGCTTTAATTTTTTCACTAAGTTTGGACACTTCGGTCACTCCTTCATCTAGTTGTTAATTACTTATTTTAATAAGTTCCTCTTGTAACATTTCCAGTTACCTGAAGATCAATGCTGTATGTTACAACGTCACCTACTGGATTTGAAATACTGTAGTTGGTCAAAATTGCTTCACCTGTGTATTTCACATTTCCACCAGTGCTACCAGCAGGGCCAAATATAAAGCTTCTGCTTGCTGGCTCTGTTCCTATGATGTAACCATCAATAGTCGCATCGCACAATCCTGAGATTGAAATGGTTGCTGAACGAAGCCCCACAATATATGAACGTGAAGTTGCACCGAAAGCAGTTGTTTCGGCTGTATCTATAGTTTCAGGGAAATCCACTGAAGTGAGCGTGTTAGCAAGGGAACGTGAAGTTCCACTTGTGTCATCAAGCTCAAAGTCAGTTGACTTACCGTGTACAAATGTTGGCATTTAAGTCCTCCTAGAACCTTGCTAACGACACCATAAAGGTGATTGAACCGGAACTTCCGGCTGTGCTTGCAGTAGCTCGAACGTATCGGTTTATTGTTCCCGATACAGCTACCATCTCACTTGTCTTGGTCGAAGCCCCGACAGTTGTGAATGATATGAGATCAGCCGCCGAGCCAAAGCCAGAGGATGAATCATGTTGAACTTTGATAGTGGTTACACCACCACCGATTGAATTAATAGGAACGTGAAGAATACCCACGCCTCCACCTGTTGTTGCGGCTGTGCCATCAACACCAGTTAAGTTTCCGAGAGCGTTGTAATCAATACTCGCTCCTGCGGTTAATTGAACACCGCTTCTTATTCCATAAAAGTCTGCCTGATTATCAGCAGAGACTTGAAAGTCTGCGGTGATAGTCGAAACATCGCTAACTGGGTTAGAGATTGAGTAATTAACTTCATGTGCTTTAGCGATAACTGATCTATTGCCTATTGCATCTCCACCTTCGTGTACCGATATTAACGGCGTAGTGGCATTACCTAATAAGGCATGAAGTTCTTCATCTGAACCGTCTGTGTCAGCCGACCACATGCCACCCAAAGTGACAGTACCCGAACCCAAGCCTTTAATATAAGACCGTGACGTAGAATCAAAAGAAGTTACTTCCGCTGTGTCCGTACTCATGGTCATCTCCGCTGAGTTGATCCAAGGACTCATGGAAAACTCATCGACATAAACTTTGGTTCCTTTACCATGAATAAATGTTGGCATTACTTACCTCCTGTTGGTTTTGCTTCAGCTTCTTCTTCAGGAGCTTCAGCTTCTTTCGCTACATAAGCTTCATTTACATCAGGAGTAGAAGGATCATCAGAAATGAAATGCCCTTTGTCGTTTCTTGCACGTTCAAGCTGTTCTTCAGCTTCAACTTCAGCATCAGCTTTAGCTTTTGCTTCTACTTTTGCTTCTTCTTTTACTTCAGCTTCTTTACGTTTTTCAGCATCAGAAGCTAATTCGAGGTAACCGTCTTTGATTAACCAAAGCCCTTTAGGGTTAGATATTTCAACAGTTTCTCCCGGTTCATAACGTTTATCTTTATAGTTAATACCGGAAGTTCCGTGTTCCCCTCCTGTCACAATGTACCTAGGCATCTTGCCTCCTTATAAGTGCATGAGACTTTATGCCTAACCAAATAAGACACGAAGGTCACATGCGGACACGGAGGTCACTGATGTAAGTTCTCTCAAACTTTATCACCATGTACACCTCCTTGAGTTGTTTATACAACTAAACTTATTTATACATACAACCGTTTCCCTACGGTTCAGCTACCGCTCGTCTGTTCGTTTCGGGCGGTAGCTACTTTTAAAGCCGCTTTTTCTGACAAATCTTTAGGAGCGGGAATCTCAGGAGCGGACTCATTAACACATTTACAACGTGAGCATTTAATAGTCCAAGGCGCTGTTACACGTTCAGCTAACAGCCTTCCGCAATTACCGCACCTGACTTTAAGACGCGTTAAACGTTTATGTTCAGGTTTAGTATGTTCGCCGTAAGGATCAAGAGACATTATGAAATGGTCTTATGACAAATAAAGTTTACGGAAAACACAGCCCTATCTTGGCTATCCCTGTAAACAGGGAACGGTGATTGAATCGCTTCGATGCGTTCATATCGCACACCAGATAGATTCTCATTACAGACAAGATTTGATTGATCGAAACAATCTTTGATCAAATCCCTTCCGTCTGAATAAGCTACTGCTCTTACTAAAACTTGTATTGTCGGGCGTTCCATAACAGGTGCCGTGTTGTTCGACATTGTGTCTACTGGGGCTAATCCACCAGTTTCTTGAATTGAGACACAAGTGTCAGGAGAATCAGGAAGCCTCCCTAAGAAAAGGTTCGTTCCTAGTGTGAGAGTTGTATCCGTTACATTTGCGGCTAAGTATGTGCCGACTTCATCAAGAACGCTCATAACAATCCTTCAATGTCTCGCTTTAATCTCATTTCCATTCCTTTAGCGGCTTCCATAACAGGGCGTTCTAAAAACTTGCCTTCACCTGATTTTTGGTAAACCACTTTATCTGTTGGATTGAATGCGTAACCCCGATTAGGTATACCAGCAGTTTCGTGTACTTCTTTCGCGTAAGGCGTGTCTGCGTCACCTACTGTTATGTCCATTTGAAATCTTCCAGTCGCAGGAAGATCCATTGGTGGAACATTAGGTTCATGGCTAACTGTTGATTTTAAATAACCAGTAGCCACAGGAACTCTAGGAATCACATCATCTTCAATTCGTATAGCTTCCCTGAACAAAGCTTGAGCGGCTCGCGTACCAACACTGTCCAACCACTTCATGCCCTTCTCAAATTGAGAAACATCAATCTCGAAATCAGACGAAAACTTAGCCACGCGTATTCTTTCCGCAATAAACGACAACGCATTGCTGTCCAAAATTGTCTGTCCTGCGTTCCACCTTAATAATGGGGCGAACAGCAGAAATTGGTGCAGGTAACGTAATCTGATCTTCAGGGTTGATATTCAAAGAAGCATCAGGAATAAACACTTTGTAATCTGCGATGCGTTCCTCGTTCTCATTACGAATAACCTCATTCGATTTCTCAACATACGCATCATAAGTAGTAGCGCCACCAGCGAAAGAACGTTCACCGTAATTGTTGACAGATGAACTGGTACGAACAGCCACCGTTTCAGGTGTCATATCGTTTTTAATATCGGTTAAAAACTGAACAGTTGTAGAAGTCATTAGTTATCCGATCCTGGCCAGTACTCCCTGTTCCCTACAACCACACCGGGGTTGTTGAATTGTCCTTGATAGAAAGAAGGTTGAACCATGTCTGAGTTCTGAGCATCAATATCTTTGTTGCTGATCGTCATTCCTCCAGAGTAAGGAGTTGGTACAAGCCCTTCACGGCTTGCGAGTTCTTTTAATTCAGCGGCTTGTTCACGATAAGCTTTCGCTTTTTGTGACATGTCAACACGCAAATCGCCAACAGCTTTGTCAGCCATACGTGAAAATTTGGAAGCTATAAGCAAGCAACAACGGTAAGCCGCATCATATAAACCAGTTGTAGCTGTAGTACTACCTGTAACTTCTTTATTTATCCAACTTACTTCTTCGTTAGCAAGAAGTTGATCGTTAGTGTCTGTGTCTCCGCAAAGGAAACGGATAGCGTCTAAAGCGCTAGAGTCGGGATCTCCGCTATAAGTCCAAGCCATTTTTACTCCTTAATAAAAAACGAAAGCCGAGAGCCGGCACAAAACCGACTCTCAGCCGTTCGTTTAGGATTCACCTATTAGATTAAGCTACTGCGTTATTGAAGAAATATCCTAGAGGTGATGAGACTACTTTAAAGTCCCAAGCACTCTGAATTTCTATTCTGTCTGCACGTAGATGATCCATACGGAATCTGCTGATTGCGGTGCTAGTACCAAGTCCTCCGCCAACGCCGTTCCAAACAAAGTTGTAACCTGCGCTAGGAGTCATAAGACCTGCACTTGGAGCCACGTAAGCGAGCAAGGCATCTTTATCACCCATTTGACCGTAAGAAGCTGTTGCTCCTTCAGCGGCGCTGTTGTATGAGCCTGCCATTACGTGTACCTTGTCAACACCAAGAACCTTCGCAAGAAGATCAGTGGTAATTGAGTCGGCTGATGTGTACTTGTACCTGTCAACAACATCTGAGTGGTTCTTCAGGATTGACCAAACTGCATAGGACATGACCAAAGTATTTGGTACATAACCTGTGGCGGTAAGGACAGTGTTAATTCCTGCCTGAACATCAGCTATAGGTGTTGATCCTGATGCGCTCCACTTGGTTGATGGAGTACTATCAGTACCCCAAACACCAGTTGTGAAAGCAGATGCCGCCCAGTCAACTTCTTGACGAATCAGCATTTGCTGAGACAAGAAGCGTGTGGCATCCATATCAGGATTAAGTGGGCTATCGGAGTTTTCACGAACCTGATCGCCAATGTCTTTATGCAAAGCATAAACCGCTGTCGAGTAGGTTCCTGTACTCAAGCCGTATCCGGTACCAGCAGACTCGGTGCCATCGGCACGAAGTTGTACTTGGTCACGGAAAAAATCAGCCTGTGTATAGGTGAAGTATTTATCCGATTGTTTATTGACGTTTACTGTAGGGAATGCGTTAGATGCAACAAAAGCATAGTTTTCCTGCATGTAAGCTACTGACATATTTGTCAGTATCGCGTCTACGTGTACGTCTGATTGAGTTGGTTGTGGCATTTGTTATCCTCCTAAGCCGCGCGACCAAAGGTCGGGTTAAGAAACATTGTGAATGTTTCGCCAGCGGAAGCCGCCCCGATAGCACATCCCATCGTGTAGACGGTTGTGTCTGTACCAGCCGCGATAGCGTCAGCTTGAGAATCAGCACTGGTGCCGATAATGTTGCCAGCCGCAATCGTGCCGTCAGCTACCATTTTGGAAATACCAAAAATAGTAATAACAGCAGTTTCGCCGGATTCGGGATCATTCTGAAGGATGCCGATTGGAATATCAGTAATCGCAGAACATACGTTAACTGTTGTAGCCGAAGCTAACTTAACGAAATGATACTGTTTACTTGATAGATCCGCCGCGGCTTTTAAAGTGCCTTCTCTTAATTGAGCGCCTTCGTATGCCGCCATTAGCTTCTCCCCATCTCTGTTCTATGTGTTTCGTATAAATCTGGATTACTGATGGATACGTGCTGAAGCGCATCAACATACGAAGAAAATTCTCCGTCTGATACTGCGGCTTTAGCCATAGCTTCAAGTTGCCCGAAAGCACTCTCTTCGCTTAGTTCACCATCGGTTCCCAGTTGAGTCATAGAAATGTTCTCTGACAACAAAGCGTTAGCGGCATCCAATACCTTTTCAACTGCTACTGCTTCTTCTGGCAAAGACTCCCTCAAAGTAACAAGAGACTTAGTAAAGTCTTCTGTCATCTGTGGAAGATAGCTCCAACCGTTTACACGGTCTTCTGCTTTTTCTACGGCTCGCTCATGTTGGATTGCTTTAGCCAAAGTTTCAGCTTCCTCAGCACGTTTCCGCAAGTCCGTCATCTCTTTCTTGAAATCTTCGGGTGAGTCAACCGATGCCATTACAGGCTCAGGCTCAACTACATCCTCTGTTTCAGGAATAGCTTCAACGGCTTCCGGCTCAGTTGCCTCGGTTGCCTCTTCTTCTTCGGCTTCAGCTTCCACAGTTTCTTCACTCACGGTTATTACCTCCGTGTTATCAAGTGAGTCATCCGCTGATTCAATCGCATCGGCTTCATCGAGAACGTCATCAAAGCTTTTCATAAGAAGCCATCCCTCATGGAGATGTGCGGGGTGATCCACCCCTGATGCTTCTACTATGTCTAACTCTGTTAGTTTTCTAAGTTTCTTTGCCATATAAATCAAAAAGGTGAAAGCATTATCCGCTTTCACCCTTGGGCTTGCCTCTGTTTTACGGTCACAGGTTTGCGACCTCGTAATAGACTATAGCTTATTCTTCGACATTAGTAGTGTTTACCGAATTTTCTATGGGTTGGCTTCCTCCGTTAAGAACAATCATTGGTCGTTTACGAACAGCACCTTTGTTTGAATACAATCTTATTTCCACTTGACCATCGAAAGTAGCTACAAGCTTCTCGTATCTTTTAAGCTGTTCGATCCAACTATTAGTAACGTGGCTCACGCAGTAACCAGTTCACCTAAATCCGCTTCAACCCTTCGTGCAGTTCCTCCGATTGAGTAACCACGTAGCTCTCCTTGCTGTACAAGATCCCATGCCCAAGGCTCCCAGATAACACCCATGAAAGGTGTGTTTGCAGGGAACTCAAACTCTTGAGCCTCTTGGTCAGGTAAGCTCATCTCTGCTTTCATAGCGAATGGCCAAGTTAATAGTTCAACAAACTCTCCAGCTTTTGTTTCAGAATGTTGCAAATAGATCGAGCGATCATCCTTCTGCATCCAACCCCAAAGAGCTTCCTGAAGAGTGTCGTCATCTGTGAACTCTCCGTGAGCATCTTCAACATTGGGTACATAAACTGGCCCTAACGTGTAGCGTTTCGCATCAGCTTTTTCAACAACTAACCCAGCTTTACTGATTCGGTTCTTGATCTCTGCTTCAACGTAAGCCCTTAGAACAGCAACATCTTTAGTGTTACCCATCTTGTCCATCCCATTGATCCATTTGGTTAACTGTCTTAAAGACGCTCTTTTAATTCTCTCTAATGTGGGTTGCTCAAGAGCATATTCGTATTCTTCTTCTTCATCCAGTTCGATTTCCATTGCATCCAACATGATGTCTTGCTTCATGTGAATGATTGCCATGAGTGGTTCAAGCAACTCTTCGCACTCAGGATGATTTAGCATTTCACGATAAGCCATCAGTAACAACGTCATCGAATCGCTCTGCCAATCGTTATGCCCTTTGTCATACACACGTTTATTAGCTCTCATGTTTGCCCCTTCGGATGCGTACAAAGCGGCGATCTGTCTCTTCGCCGATGTACGTGTTTTGTGACACCCCATCAACTTACCATCATCATCTTTGACAACTGCAAACGTTGAGCAATCTTTGTGATTACTCGTAATTGAATAAGGCATGAACACAATAATAGCAACTAACAGCAGACAGAGTTATTACTTGACGTACTTTCCTAAATCTAAACTCTTCGCCGCTTCTTTAGCTTCTTTACGAGTGATCTCATCAAAGTCACGTTCTCCGATGCGCCAATCTGAAATCTGATCTGTAGGAATCCATCCATCCCAACCAAGAACCCAGTCTCGTAAAAAACCTGGGCCTTGTTCGATCATGTAAAGCGCACCAACCATGCCGTTAATTTCATTTAACAAATAGGTTCGTGTGATGTTTGATCTAGGCATTAAACTCGATCACTTATATCAGGGATCTCACCGGGAATTTCAACGATCCAACCGTTAGCTTTAATCTCATCCATTTGCGCTTTGAGTCTTGCCCAAGATTCCTTAACGTCTTTACGTTTCGGCACTTTCGATCTTGGATCACCGTATTCCCAACCAGCCGATATCTCAACCATCATCCTGTTTAGCTCTTCACTATCTGGCATTACGCCTCCTTATCTCTTATTGTAGCGATATATTCCCTGAGCCTTTCGTTTAATTTCTCACAGGGAATAATCTTTTATTTATATTCAGGTAAAGCTGGGTTAACTGGCTTTGGAATCATCTTGCAAATGTCTTTACCATTTAACGCACTAGCAACCACTCCCCGATCTTCAAACAAATCAATTCCCATCTCTATCGCATAGTGTTCAATTTGTTTAAGGGAAGGTTCTTCGCCCCAGCCAAGATGATGCCATTCAGCAACTTCTTGCAAGTCAACGATAATAGAACCTGCAAAGCGAACTTCAGCTAGTCCAGTATCTTTGTAACCTTTAAGTGTTGTACCAAGTCTACCCATGACAGGTGGCTTAGTGATCCACTCAGCTACGGCATCTATAAGCCCCCATCCTTGCTTAACGGTTGTCTCTATTGTATGTAGAATCCGTTCTCTCAAATGAGGATTACCTATATGTGCATTCTTTGTGTTAGCCATTTTTTCTCACCTCCTTTCTACTATTGTTTGTTGGTCGTAAGACTGTGATCATTGCAGGTTCCTTTCTAAGCGGCAAGTAATTCTTGCTGTCTTTCTTCTTCGATCTGTTGCACTCTTTTCTTCAAAGGCGACACCTTGCTTTGCTCGACCTTCGCTATCACCTCTGGTCTTAAAGCGTGGTATCCAGTACCAGCTTTGTTCTTTCCAGCTTTGGTGTATGGCCCGTAACAACTTATGTATTCGTGACCACTGGGTTCAACCACATGCTCGATGAACTCGAACCAACCTGTCTTATGACAAGTGCCTTGCTTCACGTAGAACCTTCGACCTGCTTCCAGCGGAAGTGTGCCTTCAGGTTTGTAGGTCGGAGTTTTTGTCCAACCCTCGAACCAAGCTTCACGTTCAGCTTGGACTTGTTGTTGTTGTTTTTGTGTTAATGATTTTTTAATCATTTTAAGTTACCTCCCCTAATTTGTGGACCTTAACGAGTAAGCGCTTCCAAGTTTTTATTTTGAGTTTTGTTTGATAACCGATTGTGTGTTTGGTTTCTCTCTCGATGCGGTGGTATCCTGCTCGTTTCTTATTTGGCTTCCAGCATCCTGCTTCTTCTTGCTCTCTGTCATGAATGGCATATAGACCATCCTCAGTCGCACATTCACAATCAGCTTCTCCGCAAGCTTGTACGTCATACCAATTCTCAGGATCAGTAAATCTATCAATATCCCATTCAAGTTCGTCTACGAATTGTTCAAAGGTGATCCACGCAGGTGATCTACCTTCAGTCAATTCATCTGCCCTTTGTTCAACTAAAGTGTTGAGATCACATTCGATAGTTTGACGATCATTTGCAATTTGAACTTGATGACCAAATGAGTTTCTCATTTGCTTTTCTGTTAATTTGAAAGGTAGAACAAATTGGAAATCCTCGTAAGGAGTATTTTCAATAAGTTGTTCGATTGTTTGGTTTAACATTTTTCTCCTTTACTGTTTGCCCTCATATATATAAGTATAGCGTGTCATAACATGATATGCACTTCGGGGTTTTTCAAACAAGCCCTAAACGACCAAAAACGACCAAAAACTCCGCGTCTTTAAAGGGAAGAAAAAAAAATTAAAAAATGTTTTGCCAGATCGGCTTTAAATCCTGTTCAGGGTTCTCTAACTGCAACCTACGGAAGGGCCTTCGCTCAGTTGAAGTCAACCCTCCCCAGATTCCCCACTTCTCACCATGTCGCAACGCATAGTCAAGACAATCAATTCTGACTGGACAATCAGCACATATCTCCCTAGCGCTTACTACACCAGTAGAACCTTTCTCTAAGAAGAATGTTTTAACTGAAGAGTCTTTACAAGCAGAGTCTTTTTTCCAGTCTTCTCCTTGTTGGTTTCTTAAAACTATCCGCTCACCGGTCGCTTCGTTAATAAACCAATTTAATGCTACGTCACTCATCGTCAGGCGAATAAGGAAAAGCATCATAAGCAGAAATGATTACTCCTCGTTCAACAAGTTCTAGTCTTTCTTCATGTGAGCTAAAAAAGCTTGACATGGATTCTCCGAACTCAACTGTGTCTTCATCATCCATAACTAAATCATACTTAGGCGCGTTTCCCAAAGCCTCTTCGGCTTCTTCTGTTGACATAAACTTAGGTAAAACCATTACTCAACCCATCCGTTTGCTTTAAAAATTTTCTCTAAATATGGTGCTACCATTGTATCGAAATCTTCTGGATCCCACTGAAAACCAATGTAATCACCCGTATCAACACCTTCGCTCATCATGTCAAACACTGCATCAGGCGCATTACGCCCATGTCGTGTTGTAGTCCACTGGTTAAATGCTCTAGCCCAAACTTCTTTTGGACTGGTAGCGTATTGTAGGTAATCAGATATTTGCTTTTCCGACATTCCAAAGCTCAACATCTTTTCCTTAGATTCTTTTGAAAGTAACTTCTTGTAAGCCTTGCTCTCAACAACGTTTTCCATGAACTCAATGTAAGCCAAGCCCTGCTCTCCAACTGACGCTTTAGTGATTTTGCCTTTCTTATACAAATCAAAAATAATTTCTGCGTTGCTATCATTTGGCGAGAGTTGCAACTTTTCTTTGTTTTCAACTAAGACAAGTTCTATTGTTTGCGTGTAATCAAAATCGTGTCCTATCTCATGCACAAGAGAGTTTATTCGACTGCCTTTAGTTCCCGGCCGGAGTCTGACATAACGTACAGCCTCCCCGATGTATCCACGATCATACACATCAATTTCTTCTAAACGTTCAGCTTGTGCGTACCAGTAGCTGTAATACTCTTCCATCATTTCTTCAGCACTCTCATAACCATAAAGTTCAAACAAAGCCGAGTCCTGCATAGCCCGCTCATTGAGTTCTTCTAATCGTGTCGCAACGTGTCTGTATTGTTTAGCTTGTTCTGCCATATTGTCGTGAACGTAAGCAATTTTGCCATTTACAGTTGCGGGAAGACCAGTAGCCACATCTAATGCCGCTATAGGTTCACCAAGTGCGTATGATCGTTGTTTTGCCCATTCGTCTAAATTCGAGGTAACCTCCGGAATCATCGTTTTTATACGTGCAGGTTTAGCTACACGTTTAGGCCTGTCTGGGTATTTCTTTTTGCGGTACGAACCGCCTAAACCGTCTTTTCCTTTAGGTTTACTTGCAGTGTAACGGAACTCAACTTTCTTTGGTCTGTTAAAGATTCCGCTTGTAGTTGGAGCAAACGCACTATCTACCATCTCCAAAGCAACATCAAGAGTTTCTTTTCGCTCTTTGAAACTTCCCAATACTTCTACCTCATCTGCGTAGCTCGTACCTGTTTCTACTCGAATAGGCACATCATCAGCATAATACGCAGGTGTGCCAGCATAATTACCGGCATCATCCATTGGAAGAGAAATACCTAACTGATCTTCTATAGACATCATTTCTGCAGTAATCTCTTCGTCTAATAAATCTACAGGTCGCAAAGATTCTATTGCATCAGACACAGGTGGAACATAATCAGGGTTCTTCCGCAAGAACCGTTCATACAACTCTCGGTCAATAATGTTTTCAACACCATCAACCTTCTCGTAAATCAAAACAGGTTTACCACTGTTGGTGTCCCACAATCGTAATTCGTCAAACAAATCAGCTTCAGCGGCTTGAGGGAAAACTCTTGAAACAGATTCGTGCGTACCTTCAACAACTTCTCTTGGGACTTTACGCCCTTCTCGTTTACCGCGATCTATGGCTCTTTTTACAGCAACGTCAGTATCAACTGTTACATACTCGCCAATGATTCTTCCACCTTTAGCTTGCTCTCTAGCAGTCTCAACTTTCCTAGTTAATTTAGCGAAAGACGAATCACCAGTACCATCCAACACCGTTGGCATACTCTCATCACGGATTGACCTAGCCATCAACTCTTTCGCCATGTCAGAAGATTCCTCATGGACATAAGCCGCCGCCCAATCATCACCATTCTCAATAATTACGCTGTACTCAGGAATAACTTCTTTAGCATCGTCAGGATTAACCATCACATGCCCTTCAGGTAATTCAACATCTCCTGACTTGATGATTGTAGATTTACCCGAAGCAGGGCCACCGCCTAAAATGACCACATCAGGCTCATCAGTAGCAACACCTTTAGCTAGGTTCTTTTCATAGAACGGTTCGTGAACTTGTTTCTTGCGAAGCGGATCGTAGTCCCCATCAATAGTTGAAAAGACACGACTCTTACTGTCAAGAATCGGTTCAACACCAGCTTGAACACCAGCACCCTGATAATCAGCGTTCTTCAACAAGAAACGTTCATAAGCCGCTTCGTCATAAATTTCAAGAACACCATCAACTTTACGTAAAATCAGCTTCGGTGGATCAAACGCTGTGTCCCAAAGCTTAATGTCATCAAACAAATTCTCATCAAGAATGTCAGGGAATATCTTACTAATGCTCGCATGTGTATTACGAACAACTTCCTCTGGTACTGAACGACCTGTTTGAATTGCTCGCCTTCTCGCTCGTCTAACAGCTTCGTCAGTATCAATCGTTATGTAATCAGCAATTACTTTAGTTCCGCCTTGCGATGATGAAGCTTCTCTAGCTGATGCGACTTTAGAGCGGAGCTTCTCCATAGAAGAATCTCCTGTGCCGTCAAGCTGAGTGTTTCTTCCGCTATCAATCGACTCTTGGAACATTCGTTTCGACATATACGAGCTTTCTTCATGCACATACGCCGCCGCTCTTGATGACCTGTCGTCAATCAACTCCGCATATTCAGGTAAAGCATTTTTAATCTAGTCAGCGTCAACGACCACGATGTTGTCAGGGACATCTATCAACCCTTGCTTAATCGCTGTGCCTTTACCAGATGCGGGGCCTCCTCCCATGAAATGCACTATTGGTTCTTCAACAGGTGTTGCTTTCGCTAGTTCTTTCTCGATTATGTTTTCATGCAGGGTTTCACGCATCTCCCACCAGTTGCCGTCAGCATCCGTGTAAGCATCCATCGTTCCTTCAGGCCAGTTACCACCAAAACGTGCAACAATGTCATCTTCAGTTTCTAAACGATACTTAATTTCTTCATCAGGGAAGAACCGCAAATCGACTACATCATCAGGATAATTCAACACTGAAACCATCTCAGCCATTTGCTCACCTAACTCGTCTTTCAATTCTTGAGTGATACCAATAGCTCGCTGTCTCTCATAGATAGGATGAATCTTGTTTTTCATAGCGATACCTTCAGGCGTGTGAAACTGGATTTCCACTATTTGCCCAGTAGGGGTACGCATATTTACGTTAATTCCGTTGTAAGGGTTTTTCAGATTATCAGTTCGCCAAAAATTCTTTGGTGCTTTCTTGTAGGTGTAACCGCGAGCTTCTAAATCCCGAAGAGCCGCCATTACATCATCGGTGTAAGTTTCAGCGTCAGCGATCATCGTGTACCTGAGCGCATCCCCAATGTCCTCAGCTACAGCTTCGACAGTAAGCGCAGGGTTTTTAGCTACTTCGTCTGAGAAATCTGTTGTGATTTTACGAGCCAGAGAAGCTTCTGTTTTCGTTGCGTGTTGCAACCCATACATATCTGCGCCAATATCATCAGCGACACCAACCATCGTTGCAGTCACTTCGTCTTGCACTGAGGCTATTGAGCGAGCGAGCTTACCAGCTTCAGTCCACGCTTTATCTCGCAATGCTTGTGAAACATCTGGTGGTTTTGTCAACATGCCTGTGCCTTCAGCAGTTGAAGGAACCACAGTGTCGTAAACCAGTGTCCAAGTGCATCGACAATTCGGATGAGCGGGAGGTAGATCGTGAGGCTCTTCCACCCAGTTGCCACTAACTTTGTATTTCGCGGGAAAAGCTCCACCTTCAAACGCAACAACTTTCCCATGCAAAGGTTCACAAGTAGGGCAAACATCAAAAGTAGAAGAAACCCACTGTCTGCCTGCTCGGTGAGGATTAAACATTCCAGCTTCAGCGGCTTGTTGCGCCGCTTCAAGCTTCCCCCTGTTAGAAGCTTCCATCATCTCAGTACGTGAAATCATTCTCGCTCGATATTCACGCGCACGTTTACCGTGAGCTAAAGCTTCTTTCTCAGCCGCGTCAACAGCTTTATTAAACGGTAAACCTTTAGCTAAAGCATCATCGAAAGCTTTGTTAGCTGTGTTGATCACAGCGTTATGCTGTTTGAACGTTAACCCTGCGACAGCCGGTGAGACTTCAGACTGGAACTTAGTAAGCACTTTGCCAGAGTCAACACCAGCAGGAGCGTTCTCTAAAACGTTTCCCAGTAGAGTCATCATTCGTTGCCTGCCGCCACGCCCAGTAGCAGAAGCAATAACGTCTTGCAGGTTCTCTCTTGTTTCTTCAGCGATGTTAGTTATCAGTCTCGCTGATTCGTTATCAGCCCAACGTCTACCACGCGGTGTGCCTTTCGAGAAGCTACTGGTGAACTCTGCGCCTGTAGGCATCACAACCGTTACCTCTTCAGGATCAATTTCTTTCCTGATCTGACTTTTAGCAACAAAATTAACTGCTGACGGATCAGGTTTACGTTTCAGTTGATCAACAAGTTCATTCCAGAAGAAAGCCCCTGTCTCATCAAGCTGTTCCATCAAAGCGTCAGATAGCTCTTTGCGGGCAGGTTCAAAATGCTCCAGAAAAGGCGTTAACGTTCCAACAGATTCATCTTCTTTTAAAAGATCGGTTATCTGTTTCGGGGTTAAAGTTAAAGCTTCAACAAAAGTACGAGCTACCTTTTTTTCCAGTGGTGTTAAAGGAGCGTCTATAGGCTCCAACCCCGGTTGTCCAGCTACCTGCTTACGTGGAGTTTTAACAACAGTTTTAGCTAAACCTGACCGGCGAGAACGCCCTATAGTCAGAGGCATTAGTCAACCGATTCAGCATCACTACTTGTTGGTAAACCACCAACTTCACGAAGGTAAGCTTCCAGTTGATCATCAGGGAATAGCGTTGCCCCTGATCCTGTGAGTTTGCTGACATACTCGCCTAATTCTTTCAAGTCCACGTTCCTTACTGGTGCGTGAGTGAGGCTAGGTGTCAAATCCACATCAATGTTGTTCATCTTCAACAGTCTTGGGAATGCGTGATTCTGAAACACTGCGCCTATCCCATCTAGGTAACTATTCAAGCTTTGACTAAACAAAGCGACCTTAGAAACAGACAGAGCTTGAGTACCTACTTTATCGTGTCCTAAAAGAATGAAATCAGCAAGCATGGTCATCGCCATCCGCTTGTCGTACCTGCCTATGATTGCGTCTGTGTCGAACTGACGGTCACCGCCAGTCGAGAGAAGCTTCAAATCGTAAGCAAGGTTGTTTGTCTCAGGATCGTAAGCAAGTGGAAATACTACGCCTTCCTGCTCGTCACGCCTGATGTTACGAATAATCTTTTTGATTTCACCTAAAGCCGCTGTCTCTTCGCTTGTAGCGTTATCTGATAAAAGTTGAGGTGGCACGTATGCGATAGGTAGCCCTGCAAGATCACGTTCAATACCGATAGCTTCAATTTCTTGTATTCGTTTCTTGAAATAGTAAGAAGTGTAAGCGTTTCTTAAAACCGATTTACCTTCAGGGTTGTTCAAAGCACTTGATGTTCTAAACAACAAAGCTTTCTCAATAGGGATAAGAACCTGTCCTTTACCGGACACTGGGTTCATCTGGTACATGCCTTGAACTCCACCGTTCTCATCCAACTCCCAACGTTCCAGAGTGTCCTGAGCGCGTGGTGCGAGCTTGCGCCAACCAATCATCCCATCGCTGTAACGAGAACGTTCACCTGTTTCATTCCAGCCTTTGCGGTATTTGTAAATGATCTCAAAGAAAGACCAGCCGTAAGTCAGATAAGTCATTACCTGAGCGAGCGTGTCTTCCCATGTTTGACTCATGTCCGTTAGACAGCTACCACAGAACTCTGCGACATCAGCCGCTTTCTGATCGTCAGGATCAACAGGTTCAACTTGCCATTCGACTGAACGCATCAACATCGTTATTGCTTGAAGCACCGCTCCAATAACAGGATCGTTGTCTCGCATCTCCCGATAAGTCTTGTAAGCGTTACGCCCCCGAAGTTGAGTGAGGAACTCTTCTCTTACCTGCCCATCGTAAACGTGCAAACCTGAAGAGCCGATCTCCATGAAATCAGTGGAGGTAGCTTTCTTTACTTCCTTCTCAGCGAAGGTATCAATAACGTCAGTCACAATACTAAAGACTATACCAAAAAGAGTCCTAACTGTAGGGACTGCGAAAGGAGATTAACTCAGCCCCTACAGTTAGGTACGACCTGCTGTGGTGGGTAAGGCGGGCGTGAACGCATCCTACGCATCCTTTAGTTGCAGGTCGAAAATGTTATTCGTTTGGAAAGCCATCCTCATCTTCCCAATTATATAGAGTGTTGCCGCTATGAGGTATGAACTTAACGTGTGTTAATGGAGGTTTTTTATCTATATAGTTTTCACGCCACCCTTCGTTAAGTTCGTACTCGAATAGTTTTTTGGCAACTACTCCACCGAATAACATTCCAATTCCGATGAGGATAAGTGGCGCTATTAGCCATTCCCACATCGGGTTGGTCATTTCCATTAAAGCGATCATCGACTTAGAACCTCCCAATCTTTTTCACCTTCGAGAAGCCCAGTTTTTGTGTAGTTCAAAAGTTTGGTCAAGTTTCCATTTGTCTGACACTCAGAGCAAACTTTATGAGTGAAACCTTCGTAGAGTTCTGCTTCCACGAAATCTAAGCCATGCTCAGGATCGCCAGTCGCTTCAGTGGATTTAATAGGGTTGGTGCATTTCCGCACTCTAGGTACTGTGCATAAATCACCAAATGTTCCCATTAAAGTTTTTTCGTTGAAGGTGTTATAGAAGTCACAGACTTCACGGACTCCCTCACAGTTCGGGATACCGCACATGCACATCCAAGTTAATTTCATATTTATCTCCTTTTCTATTGTGAAGCTTTGTGAGCTTCTAATTGAGTATCAAGAACAGAAGTCAACTCGTCTATAAAGTTTTCGTACTGTTCAAAAGTTAAACCTTCTGTGACAACGTTTATTATTTCGTTGTTCACAATTTCAGCTAACTCTTCGTAGTCATCAGGATTGACCTCCTCGATGAACAATAAGTTGATTTTCATTTAGCCAACCACCTTTCCGAACTTGCGTTGGAAATAATTGTTAATCATTGTCTCAGTCCAATTATCTTTAGTAAGTTGTTTTCTGAGTCGTTTCTGACGATTGACGCGAGCTTCACGAAGCATCTCTGTATATGTTTGAGGTTCTTCATCAATTCCGGTGTTGTAACAACCACCTTCACCTTCATTAAGCAAAGCTTGGATTTCTTCTTTCATTTTTTCTCCTTTTCGTTTACTTCCATACAGATAGTATAACTCCATATAGCGTGATATGTGTGCTTTTGCTCCCGATTTCTTTTGATGTAATTACACAGATGTAATTAGTTTAAAAAGGCTCTTCTTCACGTTGAGGTTTCGGAGCTTCACTTTTCTGCTGTCTCCCAGCAGACGCAATGCGTTCAATCTTCTCGACAATAGCGTTCTTCAAAGACACACCAACATCATCAGCGATGATCTCAACGTTCCGCCGAGTCTCACCCTCAGTGTTAACCCAAGTGTTTTCCTTCAACCTGCCTCTAACCACAACCGCTGTTCCTTTGTAACAAGACTCAGCTACATGACTAGCAAGCTTGTCCCAACACACCACATTGTAAAACGATGGATCATCAACCCAGTCGTTTCCTTCTTTCTTACGGTCATTAACAGCAACTCGAAAATTACACAGCACCAAACCTGATTTAGTCTGTTTCGGTTCTGGTTCCGCTACCAAGTTCCCTGATATTACTACTTCGGCGTTCGCCATCTGTTTCTTCTCCTTCTGTTAGTAGAGCTTCTGCTCTAGCTATCATTCTTCCAACCACACCCTCATGCTCACCATCACCTACTGCGATAGCCGCTTGAGCGTTAAGGTTTATATTCGGTCTACGTTTATCTGTCCACCTGTCAGGCGACCTGTTAGTCAAGAAAAAGATACCTGCTGAAACGTTGCCCTCTACTGCCGTGTTGAACAAAGCGTTCTCTACTAGCTCAACGGCTTCTGACTCAGCTTCATCTCGTTCTGCTTCCCATTCAGGGTTTTGATTTACATATCTTTGTACTGTTCTTATCCCCACGCCTGAAGCTCTGGCGGCTTGCTTGCGCCCCATGCCATTACGTAGGTGTTCTAAATACTCCTTTCGTTTGTCTCCTCGGAAAGCTCTAACTCCAAAATCGGGTTCTATTATGTTATTCATTGTTCTAATGGTACGTCATTTGCGCCAACATGCAGGTCACAAGCTTATAAAAAATCACGATTGTTGCTTATATTTTTTGCGTAATGGGATGAGTTGTCGTGTGTCAATCCCATCAGGGAAAGTATGCCAAGACGTTCCTTTCTTCGGATCGAAGTGTTGCCTACCCCAGATTGTGTCCTTGTCACTGACAATAGGTTCATTACTGGACATTGGTATCTTCCCTAATGCAACCCTCTTTGAACAGTTGAACAAGTATCACGCACTTTTCGCCTTCTCCATCATCGTGACGTTTACACCAGTCGTAAGAACAGAAGCCCTTTTTGATTCCTTCTGCGAGCCACTTTTCAGCTTCTTCAGTCACGATTAACTTCATCTAAGAACTCAGCGATCATCTTCATTCCCTTTTCGCTGTGTTCTTCTATCATTCTATTTATCTCATCTACATCGTGACCTTCGACTAGCTTTCCTAGTTCTGCCATGACTTGACTAGCGCTATCTAAGAGATGGCAAAGAATACCTAGCTTCGTTATTATTTCTTGTTCTTCTGAATTATATAAACTCATATTTCCTCAATTATTTCGTTAAGTTTCGCTGTGCAGATTTCCACTGGAAGTCGCACGTAACCTTTTTCTTTCAGCTCCCAGTATTCCCTTTGATGGAAGACTGACACTTTCCACCAGTCGGCATCACCCATACCTAGTACTTGCATTTTAAATTCTATCTTTGGGGTATGACAAATTTTGTTTATCAGGGTTGTTCATCACTCATCTTCTACATAATCCTTAATTTCAAATAAAAATATAGATTCTTTATTTTTTTCAACTTTTATAAAAATTACAGGAAAACCAAACCATTGGGTAACATAAAAATAACTTATACCTGTTACAGCAAAATTATTTTCTTTGATAATTTTTAATCTTTTATGTGATAAAGCATAAGCAGGTAATATATAACCAAATCCTTTTTGAGTAATTCTAACTGTATGTTCTAAAACTTTTGTAAGCATACTAAATGGTGGATTGCTTATTATGTAATCTACTTTGTCATTGTATTCAAAAAAATCTTTATTATATGGTGCTTCAATTTCACAAAAATCCTTTTTAACATAACTTGGGTAATTATCATAAAAAATACCTTTACCAAAAAAACCGTCTAAAACTAGCTCATTAGACTGAAACTCAAAACTTTTAACACAATTTATTGCAAGTTCTTTTGGTGTATAAATAACATCATTAGGTTTGTTTAATGATTTTTTTAAACTTTTACTCAAGTCCCTACCCATACCTATCTCTTTTCGGGTATGGGTGAATTTGATCTTCTATTTGACTCCGGTGGTATTGTCTTTCTTTCTTATCCCCAAGAAAATAAAAGTACCTTTTCTTACTGGCTTGAGGTACGAACACGGCTTGAGGGTAAGCCTTTAAAATGTCTGCTTTCTTTTGAGAACCGACTTTCTGCCTCATAGATCGTGCGTTGTAAAGCTTGCCATCTATCTCAACTCCGAACCTGTCGTTCTTTCGACTGTTCACATTCGGGTTGTTGTCTCTCATCGAACCGATGTAAACGAAATTGCAGGCTTGGTAAATAGTCCCTATCTCTCCAGCGTGTTCATCAACGGTAGCTGTCACGACTTTGTATCTCTCAGGGAGCATTTTCATCGAGCTTGTTATCAACTTACTGGCACTGTGTGGGTGCGCCCAGTGAACACAAGCCCCTCTGGATAACAGAATGATCTTGCCTGTGTAATCGTACTTGTCCCAATTTCCTAGGTTCTCGATGTACTCGGTACTGTAAACAACAGCGCCAGCTAGATTATTGTCGAAGTAAATGCCATAACAGTATTTGACCATTGCTGGCATACAACCAAGCCATTCGTATTTTACGATTATGCTTGCGGCTGTTTTGTAGTCAATCTGTTTAACGACTGCTTTTTTAATATCGACATCAATGTCTTTCCACCATTCGCCCAGAAGATTATAAGAATCTTCCGTTTCCATTTTGTCTCTAATAATTTTTTGATGAGCTACTTGTTGCATGGATAATAACCGTTATTATTCTTTCGGTTCCCAACTGTCAATAATGTTGTCCATTACCCTTTGCGCTTCAAGTTCAGTTGCACATAAATCCCTGCATCTGCCATCCTGATAGACAGCCCAATGGAACGAACCAGTAGGATCGAGAACTCGTTTAAGCTCTACTTTCGTTTTTAACGAACTCATACTGGCACTAGATCCACGTTTTGAGGAACCGGCACATAACCTATGATCGTTACCAGCTTCAAATAAGCTAAGAACTTCTCATAAATCGGTAGCTTAGGATGCCCCTGCATTACAGGTGGAGCTTCCCAATCAGGCTGACCGTAAATGCCTTTAGCTTTATGGTTCACATGATCTAACAAATCATACCGTTTGACTGTGACAGCCAACGGATTGCGACCTACCTGATCCATGTAATCATCATAGTTTTGCCCTTTTAAGTGGGTTATCGCCTCTACAGCTTCAACCACTCTAGGTTTAAAACCATGAGCTTTAAGATCCGCTGACGTTATCGGAGTATCTTCGATAATGTCATGCAACCAAGCAACCGTAGCTTCATCAGAAGATCCAGTCATTCTGGCGACTCTTTTCAAATGATATATGTAAGGATCGCCGACCAAATCTGTTTGACCTGAATGCGCTTCAGCCGCTAACTTTGCCGCTCTCACGCTTTGCGGTATCAGTTTTATCAGTTTCACTTTTCCTCCTTTCTCCAATCAGTTATTCTTTGGCTTTTATTATCAGTTGATCTCCGTCAATTAACGTTCTAACTTTCTTATCCATTCTCCCTGCGGCACGATAAACCGTGACTCTCATGGATGTTGGATCAGTGTCAAAATGTGTTCCTCGAACAAGGACTCTTGTTTCTCCATCCAGCCAAACTCCCCAAGGGTAATCCTTTTTTGGAAAGTCTTGCAAAATCTCTGTAACTGTATTTGTCATATTATGCTCTTTTCCTTCCTATCCAGTATAACATCTTACGAGCTTGTTGATGCTTCTTGAGCCGCTAAAGAACGTAAATCTAGTAAAAGATCTTGTATCTCCTGAGAAGTGAACATCTGACGATTAGCTGTCACCTCAAGATATGTTTCAATTTCCGTAATCAAATTTTCTACATCACTCATACAAACACTTTCCTTCTTTGCCATAATTTTACAACACTAGCTAGGACAGTAGCGACTGCCCAAACAATCAACATCTTTACCATCCTCCTTAATCCATATTGTTAGTAGTCCA